AGAAGTGGAGGGTTAGCTGCTGACAGTGGGGGCAGGTGGTGTCGATGTAGGAGGGTGTGGGTAGGGTGTAGCGGGCTTCGGTGAGATGGAGGGGCGTGGTCATAGGGAGAATTCCTTTAGTCTATAGAGAATAGGGGAAGGGAGTCAAAGTCGGCTTCCGTGCCTGTGAGGGTAGCCGGGTTGGTAGTGGCTTTGGCTTCGATGCGGGTGCGGGCCATAGCAGCGTATTCTTCGGACAGTTCGCAGAGGATGGCGTTGCGACCAAGCGAAAGGGAGACGACGGCGGACGTACCAGAGCCGCCGAAGGGGTCAAGGACGGTGCAGGGGATAGGTTCGCCAGCGTTACAGGTGCAGGTGGGTTTCCAGCCGGTTGTGGTGGGCGGATTGGCGTTTAGAAATTCCTGATACTTTTGCCCCATACCAACTTGTCGATTGCCCACGCCATTGATTGATTCTGGCTTGGATGTGGAAGTGTACACATCATCCGATGGCTTCGCTCTCTCCACTACCCTCTCCCACGGTGCGCCGCACTCCGCACAGCAGCCCTTCTCGCTCGTGCCTGCCAGGATGCACGGTTCAATCAGCTTGGGCGGGAAGGTGGCGAAGTGTGCGCCTGTGAATGGATGCGTGGCGACCTTCCAAACAGTTTTCAAGTCGGCCTGACCACCTATAAAGGCAGCGATTAGACCTTCCACGTCCACGCCCTGTGATTCTGCAAACTTCAAAAATTCGTCTAGGGTGTTATCCACTGTCCAGACTGTGCGCTTGTTTCTGCCCGATGCGCTACTTTCTTGGTAGTCGTATGTGCGTCCCCATTGTTCTTTGCCATTGCGGAAGTTCGGGTCGTTTGCGTCTGGCTTATACTCCCTTCCTTTTTTTCCTCCAAAGTCAACCGGGCCACGTCCTACGGTAGATTCTGCCACTGGCTCCTTCACCGCTTCCGCATCGTAGTAATACCGCTGCGACTTACTCAGCAGGAAGATGTACTCGTGCGCTTTGGTCGGTCTGTCCGTCACGCTTTCCGGCATGGGGTTGGGCTTGGCCCAGATAATGTCACTCCGCAGATACCAGCCATCCGCCTGCAATGCTAGGGCCACACGCCAGGGGATACCAACAAGGTCTTTGGGTTTGATAATCGGGTGTTTGCCATCGGACGGCCTCATATCCATATACCCCGGCATATTGTGAGAAGTCTGTAGCGTCTTGCCCCTGCGTTCTGCTGCTTCGTGGGGTAATTCGTAGCCGCTTTTCCCCTTGCCGCCCCAATAAGAATCCCCCAAATTCAGCCACACCGTCCCATCATCCCGCAATACCCGCCGCACTTCCCGGAACACCTGCACCAGCTTTTCGACATAGGCTTCCGGCGTTTCTTCCAATCCTATCTGCAAGTCAATGCGCTTTGCACCGCACCGCCCACAGATAAGCCATTCACGGTATCCATAAGAACCAGGGTTCGATGACTGCTTGTTACCAACAGCGCACCCTCCCTTTGTAGCAAGAGGAATCTTGTGGTCACACCCTTTATCCCCGCCTTCCCATTGCGCTGTCCCGTAATCACGCAAATTCCAATACGGAGGAGAGGTCACTACGCAATGAACGCTTTTGTCGGCAAGGGTAGCGAGAGTGTCGAGACAGTGGCCGGTGAGAATGCGGTAGGTGGCTGACATGGCGTTACTCCATTTCCTTTATGGGTTTCCACAAAAGTTCAGGTGTGTTGTTGATAGCCATTTGCAGGTCGTCGGGTTGAACGATGCAGAAGGGTGGCGTGTGTAGGGTAGAGTAGGTGATGACGTTTCGCTCCTGTTCGGTACTCAGGCCATAGTACACTACTGGTCTGAGTGACTCTTTCGCTTGCAGGATGGCATCGAGCGTGAGGTTGCTGCTGTCGTCGGCTACTGTTTCGGTGTAGGTGTTCACGGTATTATTCCTGTGCTGGCGTGTAAACAACTAGCCAGTCGTTAGTATAAAGGTTCTCGTGCAGTGTTTCATCGTAGCAGCGCCATGTATAGTCACGGGTAGGCCATACGAAATTGAGTACATGGCCTTCAGCAATGAGTTGATTTAGAATTATCTCAATTTCCTGGCTGGTACTATCACGATACTTTTTTGTGATTTGGGTCACGGTGTTACTCCTGTTCCAGGCCGGTGCTTAACAAGGTTGCCGTTGGCGTCTCTGCGAAATAAGTAGGTGGGATAGTCTGATTCCTCTAATTCCTCTTGAAGCGTCTTCTCCAATTCATTCACTTCCTTTGGAGTTAGTAATTTTATGGTGATAGGCCCGTTGATATGTTCATAAACAATGCGTGCCAGCCAGTCGGCTATCGTTACACCTTGTTTGGCAGCGGCTAACTTGATTAGATAGTGCGTCTCTGGGCTGACTTTGAGCGTTTTGTGGAGTTTGGGCGTCATTGTGTGTCCTTTAGAATAGCAAACAGGGTTTCCGTATGATTCTCCTGCGCTTTGAGAATATCGACAAGAGACTTTGTTAGCCCGCCATTGTCCACACCTTCGACAATGGGCCAGAGGGCCGATAGGTCGCAGAACAGTGTGACACTTTCAACGTAGGCAGCTTCGATACGTTTACGGTTCTCTCCTTGCGGCGCTGTGGCCTCGTCCTTCTGCTTCTTCCACATATCGTAGGTGAGTAGTGTCATCGTGGTTCTCCTCCCAACAGTTCCTGCCATGTACCCTGTTCTGCCTTTGCAATGCGGTTTGGCATGACGTAGGCGTATGCCACAAACTCTAGGATGTCCTCGCCGGGCACAATGAACTCCTTCCCTTTTCGGACAATGACGACGTTTCCGCTAAAATCGCTGTTGTAGTTGAAGTTTGTGCCATTTTTGCCGGTGTAGCTTGTCATTGTGTGTTTTCTCCTGTGAATGCGTATAAGTTAGCTTATTCTACCCCATTTCCGCTGACAATGCAAGCGTTTTCTTGCCTGCGTGGGGAAGTCGTATGGTAAACGGATGGAATATGTAGTCTACTATAGACATTTGGCTAAACTTGCTTTATACTGGGCATAATGTAAACAGAGAAACGGATGGGGTATGCCAGCGAGCGTCAATAATAAAACCTACCGACTAGGCGACCGCAGCCCGGTTGCGAAGTCTGGTAACGTCGTAATTGAACTGCCTGCTCCGCATAGTCCCTGGCAACAGGAAGTAATCGAATGGCCGGGTAGCGGTGTAATTTTTGGCGGGCGACGAAGCGGGAAAACACACGGTTTGGTGCAGCGCATCCTGCGCGCCAACAGCCGTAGACCGGGAATGTACTGGTGGGTCGGCCTGTCCTGGAAGTCAGCCAGTATGAAGGTGGCGTGGGAACTGCTATGCGATTACACTAGCCGTGCGCCCGGTACAGTTATCAACCATACCAACTATGAAATACGGCTGATGGACGGCTCTCAGATATGGGCTAGAACCGCTGAACGGCCTGAGTCACTGGCGGGCGCTGGTATTATGGGCGCTGTGATGGATGAAGTGACACTTATGCCCGAAAACGTCTGGACTGAGTACCTGCAAGGCACACTGTTAGATTACGGCGGATGGGCGCTGCTAGGGGGAGTTCCAAAAGGCGAGAACTGGGCTTCCCGGCTGTGGCGAAAAACAAATAGCGGGGGGATGGGGCCGAATTGGAAAGCGTGGCACGTCACCAGCTATCAAAACCCCCGTATCAACCCTGCCGATATTGACGAAGTACGCCGCAATGCACCTGATCTTATCTTTCGTCAGGAATATCTCGCTGAAATCCTCGACGACATCGGACAAGTTTTCCGTGGCGTTCTGCAAGCAGCTACAGCATTTCGGCAGGAGAGGGGCATTCCCGGTCATACTTACGTCGGTGGGCTGGACGTAGCCCGCTTGCACGACTTCACCGTCCTGACCGTCATAGACACAACGCTGATGGAGGTCTGCTACATGGACAGGTTTAGCAACCTCGATTTTGACTTTCAGGAAATGCGAGTCAAGGCAGTCACAGAGTTGTTCCCTCTGACAAATTTGACGGTAGAGGAAACCGGGCTGTCAATGCAGATGGCCGAACGCCTGGGTAAGCAAATGAACGTGACGAAGTTCAAGACAGGTAATGCCAGCAAAGACTTGATAGTACAGGCGCTATCGGTGGCGATTCAGCAGCCGAATACATTGAAGCTATTGCCGCCTGACGACCCTGTAGGTGCAGTGGCTATCGGTGAGTTGCAGAGTTACACGATGGAACAGATGGCGGGCGGGGCTTGGAAATATGGCGCTCCTTCTGGGGAGAACGACGACTGCGTGATGTCCCTTGCCCTTGCCTACAGCGGTACACGAGTTGCCCCGCAAGTAGAAGCAGGCTTTTGGAGAGAGAGGATACGTTGATGGCGACACGACAGATGCAGCGAGTACACAGACGCCCGCCCGTGGCGTTGGCCCGCATTGCGGCCAACGCCCGTTCCGTTTTGACGCAGCGCATGAATCTGGCAGCCCGGCGTGGTATCACCTTTGACGGCGACCGGGATATGTACGCTGTCGTGGGCTACCCCAAAGACACGCCTGAGTTTGCCGATATGTGGGCCATGTACGAACGGGAGGACATCGCCAGCACCATCATTGACTTTGAACCGCAGGAAACGTGGCGGGATGTGCCTACGGTCAAGGACGGCGAGGAGAAGGACGCTGAGGAGGACACGCCCTTTGAATTCGAGTGGCGGCGTCTGTCTAAGCGGCTGGACTTCTGGCAAAATTGCGAAAAAGCCGACAAACTGGCTGGCTTTGGCTATAGCGCAATGGTCATCGGCGTGGCGGGTAGCGGTGACTTGTCCAGCGAGATACGCAAGACGACCGCTGACTCCATTCTCTACCTGCGCCCCTTCTCGATGGACAATGCGCCCATCGAAGCGATTGAGGATGACGTATCCAACCCCCGTTTTGGCCTCCCCAAACTGTACCGTATCAATTTTGGAACGAATGGGCAGGCCAAAGAGACCTTTGTACACGCCAGCCGAGTGCTGCACATTGCGGAAAATGCCCTGGAAAACAGCATCTACGGGCAGGCCCGCCTGCTCAACGTCTGGAACTTGCTGCTGGCCTTGCAAAAGGTGGTACACGGTTCAGCAGAGGCCACATGGAAGCTGATTCGCAAGGGATTTTTGCTCAACATCGACCCGGATGTGACCATCCCCGCTGACTTTTTGACGAGAATGGAGGAGCAGTTAGACGAGTTTGAACACGATATGCGCCGCAACATGACCACAAAGGGGCTGACGGCTACCGACTTGGGCAGTGAAGTAGTAGACCCGTCTGGTCTGTCCAACCTGATTATCAGCCTGATAGCGGCCACCCGTCGCATTCCCCAGCGAACTCTGATGGGTTCTGAGTTAGGCCGACTGGCTGCTGACCAGGACGCTAGAGCGTGGTCTGGGCGGGTGGCCCGTAGACGTACACTATACGCAGAGAAGCAATTTATTGACGAGTTTATCCGGCGATTGCTTTCTTGGGGCGCACTTCCCCCACCGCAAGCGGGCGAATGGTCAGTATTCTGGCAACCGTTGTACGAAATGAGTCAGGAAGAGCAGGCGACCGTAGCAGTTGCCTGGGCCACGGCCTTTGAGAAGATGGCGGGGCAGATGGGGCAGCCTATTTTGTCCATGTCGGAGTATCGGGAAATGTTTACACCCCTGCCCACGGCAGTTCCGCCCGGTTTGAAGCCAATTCCAGCGCCAAAAGTGCCCGATAGCGTTCCCGAAGGAGGCGAAAGTGACCAATCCAGCCCAGAAGCCGAATAGCCCCTTGACAGCCAACAGTTTACGTGCTACAGTATCCGTAAGGGGTTATCAGCGCATTTTGCACCCCATTACAGGCCGTTTTGTGGGGGAATATGACCGTCAGCGCAACCTTCTGATAGTTGTAGACCGGGGCAAGACGGCCATAGTAGACCTGAACGAATCGGAAAAACCGTAGCGTAATCACACAACAGAATATACAGGCGCACTTTGGGCGCACCGGTAGAGACGCATTGGCGTACCTAACTGGTGCGCCTTTTTGTTTTTGGAGTTACCCCATGCAGTTTGTCGTCAACGCCATCAGCACAGCCACAGAACGCAAGTTTGACGGACGCACTTACTTGGTTGCGCCTGTTGTGATGCTGGCTGTAGGCGTGCTGAACGATACGCTGGTGACAGCCGAGGAAGCGGGCAAGTCTCCGCAAAGTTGGCACGACGTTCTTGTGACGCTGGGCCACCCACAAATGAACGGGCAGTACGTTTCTGCCCACGCAAGCGGTGTGAATGCCAACGCTCTCGGACGTATTCAAAACCCAACTTTTGTAGACGGCAAGTTGAAGGCGGAAGTCTGGGTGGACGTGGATAAGGCAACGGCAATGGGCGGCTCGGCTCTGACTGTCCTGCAACGGCTACGCAGCGGGCAACCGCTGGAAGTTAGCACCGGCTACTTTGCGGATAACGAAACAGTGACAGGGATATTCAACGGCAAGCCCTACAACTCCCTTGCCAGCAACATCCGCCCCGACCATCTGGCCCTTCTGCCTGACAGTATCGGCGCTTGTAGCTGGAAGGACGGCTGCGGAACGCCTAGAGTGAATGAAGCGGACAAACCTTGTGGCTGCCAGAAAGGAAAGGCTATGAATGAAGAAGAAGTCCAAAGCCAAGCCGAAACGGAAGTAGCTACAAATGCTTACCGTGTGGCTGACGAAAGTTTTATCAGCGCAGTTGTGAACCGCCTTCTGTCGGCATTGGGCCGGGAGAAGCAAACAGTTTCGGCAAATGCCGAGGAGGATGAGGATATGGTGGGAATCAACACGGATACCCCGACTGCCGAAACACCGGTGGTCAACACACAGGCGGATGCGCTTGTCGGCATCGCTACTATGTTGGAGAAACTCAGCCAGCGCATTGACGGCATTGACGCCAAGCTGACTGCCAACGCCGACAAGGAACGTAACGAACTGGTGGCTGCTCTGGCGGCCAACGAACGTTGCCCCTTTGACGAGGCTGAATTGAAGGCACTCTCTACCGCCCATCTGCAAAAGCTGGCGACCGCCTACCAACCCGCTGATTACAGCCTGGGTGCTGGCGTGGTTGCCAACCGCAGCGTGAGCGACCAGTACGAACAGTTGGCAATGCCCGTTTGGGTAGTTGCCGGGAAAGGAAACTAACCTATGGCTTCGACTACACCGAAAGTAATTGTTGTCCGTTCCAACAACCCGGACAATATGCAGCAGCGCATTCAGGAGCAGTTGGGCAACGGGGCAATTACTCCCGGCGAATTGCTCGTTTGGGTGAACTCCGGCGCTGACCTTGACCAGCACGCTACGGCTGGTGGCAACCGGCAAAATACCAAAGTCGCCATTGAGAACCAATACAGCGACCACGGCACTGGCGCTGCCATTGACCACGCCTATGCCGACAACGAAACCGTGTTCTACATTCAGGCCATCCCTGGCGACCGTCTGAATATGTTTGCAGGCACGTCGCAGACTATCGTGATCGGCGACCCGCTGGTCAGCGATGGTTCCGGCAACCTTGCCAAGCACACACCGGAAGCCGTTGATGAGGCCGGTTCGACTACCTTTACCAGCTACCTGGACGCCATTGTAGGCTATGCGGCGGCTGACGTAACTACCACCGGCACACGGGCACGCCTGCTCGTGGACATCGCCTAAAAGGAGGCAACTATGAGTGAAGTAAAAGTAATGCGGCTGGACAGCCTGGAAGCGCAGCAAGAGTTGGCTGGTGGCTCTCGGCCTTTTGTCAATCGGCGCACCGGGCACACCATGCTTCGTCTCCCCAACGGGCTGACTGTCAACTCTACCCTGCGTAAAGACGAGTGGGAAGAACTTGACCGCACCGTCTTGCAGGAGGCCGTGAAGCCCCTGAATGTAACCCAGCGTCTAATCTCGCTGGGGCTTGTCAAGCGGTTGGGCAGTATCGGAACGCTGATGGCGCAGTACACCAAAGTCTCCGAGGTCACTGCGGCCAATCGTTCGCTGACCGGCACAACTGGCGGCAACAAAGACCTGCCTGATACCGACTTGGCTGGCGTGCCCGTCCCGGTGATTTTCAAGGAATTTGAAATTCCGATGCGTACCTTGGCCGCTTCCCGGCGCATGGGTGACGGCCTTGACCTGACCGCTGCGGTGGCAGCGGCCCGTGTAGTGGGTGAAAGTGTCGAGGACTTGGTACTGAATGGCGACACCAAACTTGCCCTCAACGGCAACTCTATCGCTGGTATCACCACGCAGGCCAATCGCAACACGGACACCGCTACTAACTACGGCGGCGGCGACTGGGGCACAATCACCAATGTCATTCCCACCATCTCCGGCATGATTGCGGCGGCGGAAGGAGACAACTACTTCGGCCCTTACGGTATCTTCGTGGCGACCACGCAGTACGGACAGGCTGCCCGTGCGTTCTTCACCGACGGGTCTGGCGACACGCCTATCAGCCGTGCGCTGCGGATTCCCAGCCTCTCCTTCATCGAACCCGCTCACTGGCTGGCCGATGGGGTGGTTGTGCTTATCAACCTGACAAGGGACGTGATTGAACTGGCTACCGTGGACGCCTATTGGCCTGCTGTCAATATGGAGTGGAGTTCCGGGGACGGCATGATGACCAGCTACAAGGTTATGTCGGTTATGACGCCCATCGTCAAAGCCACCTATGGCTCTCGTAGTGGTATCGTGCATGCAACTTCGGCATAATGTAAGGAGGCTACAATGGCAGCGAGAACAGTAGCACAGTTGAAGTCTGATTGGGGCATCACTGACCCGTCAGACTTCAACACGAATCTGGCTGATACGCTGGGTATTCTTCCTGACGTGACGGCGACGGCAGCGGAAATCAACCGGGCTGCGGATGTATCCGCTCGTATTGTCAATGCGACGGCTGCCACCCTGACCGTGACAGAGACCACCCACGACGGGAAAGTCATCACTCTCAACCGGGCGGCTGGTGTGGCTGTCACCCTCCCCGCTGCAACTGGCAGCGGAACGAAACTGCACATTATCAACGGAACAACCGTCACTAGCAACACCACGACCGTCAAAGTGGTGGGCAACGACACAATGGTTGGCTTTGCGTTGATAGCGGCGGATGGCGGGGCAACTTCGGTCATGTTTGAAGCGGGTGGTACGGACGACACTATTACTTGGGACGGCTCGACAACGGGTGGTATCAAAGGTGATAGTGTTGAAC